GGAGATGCACAGGTTTCCGGCGATGCGCGGGTGTACGGCAATGCGCGGGTGTACGGCAATGCGTGGGTGTACGGCAATGCGCTGGTGTGCGGCAATGCGCTGGTGTACGACAATGCGCGGGTGTGCAGCGATGCGCTGGTGTGCGGCAATGCGCGGGTGTACGGCAATGCGCGGGTGTGCGGCGATGCGCTGGTGTGCGGCAATGCGCGGGTGTACGGCAATGCGCGGGTGTGCGGCAATGCGCGGGTGTGCAGCGATGAGGACTATGCATACGCTCACGGTTTCGGATCTGTCAACCGTACAACGACCTTCTTCCGTCTCAAAGATGGCGGCGTGGGTGTGCGGTGCGGATGCTTCTACGGGACGCTTGCACAGTTCCGGGATAAGATCCGGGAGACACACGGAGAAACAAAGAAGGCACAAGAATACCTGATGCTGGCAGACCTGATGGAACTCAGATTCGAAGAGGATGAAAACGAAGTAGGAAATAGAAAATACGTTGAGTAATGAAAGAAGATAGTGTGATGTTAAATGCGGTGATGGCTGTGATCATTTACATCCTGCAGGCAGGACCGATCTGAAAGGAGGCGAATGGAAATGAAGCTCGGAAAGACGAAACTAAAAAGAATGTTGTCAGAAGAGACAGGGATTTTGCCGCAGGATATTGCGGATTTTGGGAAGTATGAATATTACGGGAATAAGGAGCAGTTGTCAGTCGGTGGTCATACGCTGACAGCAGTTAACGGAGTGATCAAGCTTCACAGTCCTTTTGTATACGGTGATAGAGTCGTGTACAGAAGCCGTGAAATAAAAAGAGCGCCCATAAATGAGGCGGCAACCTCTGGGCGCATAGTTAAAAGATCAACTTTATTTTAGACGAAAAAGAGGGATTTGTAAAGAAATGAAAACTGTAAAGGTAACAACTGACAATAAAGTGTCCATTATTGATGTGGATTTCTCTGATTTCAAGAGCATTCAGCAAGCAATTGGTGGTTCTTTTGAGACGGTCCATACTCAACTCATGGCGGATTATTTCAAAAATCCGTCCGTGATTATGCTAGTCGATGAAGAGGGGCTTGTTAAAGGACTTTCGGAGAATGCATTAGGGTGCGCATTGTATGGAACGGCAAGGCATGGTTGTCCTATTGTTGGGGACTTGATTTTTGGTATTGTGGTGGGAGAAGACATTGTCGGTCCGGAAAATCCAGAAGCAATGATAGAGAGGCTGATTGGTACATTTATCGGATTAAAAAGGGTATGAAGTGAGAGGAGATTAATATGAACGAGTTGACATTAAATGTGAAGCAGAATCCAGGGGTTATCGAGTTGAATTTTGATGAGATCGAAAAAGCTCTGGATGCGAAACTGGCGGAGTATAAAGGTGCGGTATTTACCGAGGAAAGCAAGAGCATCGCAAAATCAGAGGTAGCCAACCTCAGAAAGCTGAAAAAGGACTTTGAAGATGCGCGGAAGGGCGTAAAGAAAGAATGGATGAAACCCTATGAGGACTTCGAGGCGAAGATGAAGAACTTGACTGAGAAGATTGATGAACCCATCTGCCTGATTGATTCTCAGCTGAAGGACTTTGAACGGAAGAGAAGAGAGGAACGGCGTGAGAAGATCAAGGAAATCTATCAGGAAATCATTGGTGACATGGAAGAGTACTGTGACCTTGGAAGAATTTACGACACAAAATGGGAGAATGCCACTACAACCATGAGATCTATCAGGGAGAGCATAGCTACTGCTGTAGAGAGTGCCAGAATTGCAGTAAGCACTATTTCCGGGATGCAGTCAGATGCTGTGGAAAAAGCGCTTGAGATTTATAAGGATTCTCAGGATATGGCTAAGGCAGTTGCCTACATAAACAATTATGAACAGCAGAAAGCTGAGATCATGCGCAGGGAAGAGGAGCGCAGACGTCAAGAGGAAGAAAGGAGGCGTCTTGCTGAGGAAAAACGGATCCGTGTAGCAGAAAGAGAAGCTATTGAGCGAGAAGCGAGGATCCGGGAGCAGGCGCGTCAGGAAGCAGAAGCAAGAGAATCCCAGGCCGCAAGACAGGAAGCGGCAGTTGCCCCGCTTGAGACCGAAAAGTCTGGTGGTGATGATGTGATGCCGTTTGTGCAGCCGGACACCCGGACTGTGTTTTATCATGTGGTGGCATCCGATGAAGATATCCAGGCTATTGATATGGCACTGGATAGCATTGGAGTTTATTACGAACGGAGGGACGGATAATGCAGGAAGGACAGGCAATGCTTCCAGGAGCACCGAAGATTTACGCGGCTATTGCAGGTGTGATCAATGACATCGGCGTGGTGTCCAAGGATAAGGTTAATAAGCAGCAGGGCTTTAAGTACAGGAGTGTGGACGACGTTTATAGCGTCCTGAATCCCGCTCTGGCAAAGAACAAAGTATTTATTCTTCCGGAGATTTTGGACGAGACCCGGGAGATCGGAACGAGCAAAAGCGGAGGCAGGGTCACTTCTGTCATTCTTAAAATGAAATATACGGTATACGCGGAAGATGGATCCCATGTTGAGACCGTCCTCAAAGGTGAGGCTATGGATACAGGGGATAAGGCTATTAACAAAGCCATGGCGATCGCATATAAGTATCTGTGCTTCCAGCTCTTCTGCATTCCGGTTGAGGATATGGCGGATCCGGATGCGGAGATCCATGACATGGATGGGAAGACGACCCAGGAAAAGAATGCTGGAAAAGGTAAGACATCAGCACCCGCTGCAAAGAAGCAAGAATCGGCAAAAGCTCAGCCGGCCGAAAATAAAGAGGGCAATCCGGAGCAGAAGAGAGGTGCTGCGCAGGAAAGCGAAGACAGGAAGGTAACTGAGGTGATGGTGAATACGATCCGCGCTGAGCAGAAGCGGACCGGTGTGTCGGATAAAATGATCCTTGATCGGTTGCATTCAAAGGCAAAGAGCATCGAAGAAATGACTGTAGAGGAATTTAAGCAAGCCATGAAGATTTTTGAAGTAACAAAGGATTTAAAGCGGGAGGCATCAGATGAGCATAAATAGTGTGAATTTAACAGGCCGTCTCACCAGGGATCCGGATGTGCGGTACACGGATGGCGGGACAAGCATTGCGCGGTTTACCCTTGCGGTAGACCGCCGCTTTAAACAGGACGGCGGACCAACGGCAGACTTCCCCAGCTGTGTCGCTTTTGGAAGGACAGCGGAATTTATTGAGCGGTATTTCCGCCAGGGCATGAAGCTGGAGCTGACTGGCAGGATTCAGACTGGATCTTATACAAACAAGGACGGTGTAAAAGTATATACAACGGATGTGATCGCGGAGCAGGTCGGATTCGGGGAGAGCAAGAGTTCGTCGCAGGATTGTGGAGCCCATATGGAGTATGGCGGAGGCTTCGGACAAGAAGATGGAGACGGATTTATGAATATCCCAGACGGGATTGACGAAAAACTGCCGTTTAATTGAGGTGATGTGAATGATTATACAGATTGACAGCAGGGAAAAGGCGCGGGCGATCACGAAGATCGTGGCGGAGTTTGACCGACAGAATATTACGCATCCGGTATCAAAGCTGATGGTCGGGGATTACATAAACTATGATAATCCCCGGCTGATTATCGACAGAAAGCAGAACCTGTCAGAGCTGTGCAATAACGTCTGCAACGATCATGACCGGTTCCGAAGGGAGCTGATCCTTGCACAGAAAAATGAGATCCAGCTAGTGATCCTGGTGGAGCACGGGAAGGGGATTACCTGCCTGCAGGACGTGGCATGGTGGGATAATCCCCGCAGATGGAAGAGACAGCGAAATCGGGTCACTGGAAAGTGGGAGGATGTCGAAACAAAGGCTATGACAGGCGATGTATTGTATAAAATTCTCTGTACTCAGGAACAGAAGTATGGTTGCCGATTCCTTTTCTGTGATAAGGACGAGACGGGAAAAGAGATTATTCGGATTTTGATGGATGGACTATGAACAGTGAAGAAATTAAGAAAACTTATAGCATGCGAGATATTTTAGGACGGTATGGGATGCAACCGAACAGAGCTGGCTTCATCTGCTGCCCATTCCATAAAGAGAAAACCGCATCCATGAAGATCTATCAGGACAGCTATTATTGCTTCGGATGTGGCGCACATGGGGATATTTTTGACTTTGTAAGCCAGATGGAAGATATCACATTCCGGGAAGCATTTTTCAATCTGGGCGGGACATACGAGCAGAAAAAAGAGACGTTCGGCGAACGAATGTCGCGGTATCACGCCCGGAAAGAGTGGGAGATGCAGCAAAGGCAGAAAGAGAATCTGGAAGAGCGGCGGAAAGTCAATAGCGAGCTGATCGACATATATCGAGACTGTCTGATACTTACAGTGCCGCTTTCTGATCTCTGGACGGAAAGCTATAACAAGCTGCAGTATCAACTGTATTTACACGAAGTTTTAAATGAACCGAGGTGATAAGGAGCGATATGAAACCTTTAAACAGTTACGATAAAAAAGGAATCCTGGCAGAGGAAGTCTTTGTGGAAATCTTTGAGCAGGAGGATGCTATAAGACGGGCACAGATGCTCCTTTCCTTTCAGGATCGTGCAAAGGAGCTCGGAGTAAAAGGGCAGTTTGACACAATGGTGAAAGCATTCGAAAAAGCTGAGAAGGAAACTCAGCAGAAACAGCGGCAGAGTCAGACACTCATTGAAAACTGGACGAATTTTACTGGGAAGTACGACTCTATGAAGTGCGGATCCTGGCTTGCCGCAGACAATGGTATACGGACATTCAATAAGGATTATTCCAACGAGGTGATCGTCTGTTACCATCCAATCATGCCGATCGGAAGGATGAGGAACCTGGAGACAGGGGAAGAACAGATCCGGCTGGCGTATAAACGTAATCACCGCTGGACAGAGATTGCCGTCCCAAAAGATATTATATCTTCGGCAAGCAAGATTGTCTCGTTGTCCAAGCTCGGTGTAGCAGTCACATCCGAAAATGCAAAATTGTTGGTGAAATATCTGTCGGACGTAGAAAATATGAACGATGACGAGATCCCAATTCAAAGATCGAGCGCAAAACTAGGCTGGATCGGAGATGGTTTTCTGCCGTATGATACGGAGATTATTTTTGATGGGGATATGGCATTCGGACAAGTATACGAGAGTATCCGAGAGCATGGAAGCTGGCAGGAGTGGCTGGAGCATGTGAAGGCATTACGCAGGACAGGGCGGTTGGAGATCAAATTTTCTCTAGCAGCATCCTTTGCAAGTATTCTAGTCAACCGTTTAGGTGCTCTTCCGTTTATTGTTGATCTTTGGGGCGAGACGGAAGGGGGAAAATCTGTCTCCATGATGCTTGCGGCTTCGATTTGGGCGAATCCGGACAATAACCAGTACATAGGCGATTTCAAGACAACGGACACACAGTTGGAGATTCGCGCGGACTTACTGAACCATCTTCCTTTGATGCTGGATGATACCAGCAAGACTAGCAGTCGGATCAGAGATAATTTCGAGGGCGTCGTGTATGATTTGTGTTCTGGGAAGGGCAAGAGTCGATCCAATAAAGAACTTGGAATCCGCCGGGAGAATCGATGGAAGAATACGATCCTTACAAACGGGGAGCGCCCATTGACGTCCTATGTGTCGCAGGGTGGCGCGATTAACCGTATTCTTGAGATTGAATGTGGTGAAAAGGTATATCAGGACCCACAATATACAGCGGAGCTGCTCAAAAAGAACTATGGATTTGCCGGGAAACGGTTTGTGCAGGTCATAAAGAAGATGGGCGCGGAAGAACTCAGGGAGATACAGCAAAAGCTTCAAAAAGAGCTATTCAGCGTTGATAAAATGCAGAAACAGAGCATAGCCATGTCGGTCCTGTTGCTGGCTGATCGGATAGCAACGGATCATATCTTTTATGATGGAGAATATATCAGTGTACAGGAAGCTGAAAGCGTCCTTGTGGATAAGAGTGAGGTGTCAGAGCATGAGCGTTGTTACCACTATCTGCTTGACAAGATTAACATGAACCGGCAGCGTTTTGATGCCGCGGCAACGACGGAGCAATGGGGGATTATTAGCGAAGGATATGCAATCATGTACCCTCAGGCTGTGAAGGAGCTGTGCCGGCAGGGAGATTATTCCTACAAGGCATTCCTCAACTGGGCGGATAAGCAGGGAATTATCCAGACAGACGGCAAGAACCAGACAAAGCTGAAGAAGATCGACGGCAAGCCGGTTCGCTGCGTATTCTTGCAGCTGAACGAATTCCAAGACAAGGACGGATTCGAGCCGACGGATGTATCGCAGGAAGAGCTCCCGTTTAAATAACGGTAACAAAGTAACAGGGGTAACATTCGAAAACGCCTATATATATCTGAAATATATGTATATATATCGTTCCGCACCCTATAAGGGAAAAGAGGTGTTACTAATGTTACCGCTCGGAAAAGTGCTGATAAACCTAGTAAATACGCGGGTTTGCGTGGTAACAAATGCATTTGTTACTTTTTGAAATATCGTGTTACAAAACAATGTTCTTGTTACTTTTGGAGGTATTTATGGATAAAAAAGTGAAAGACCTGCATGAGAAGATCACAGATGTGTATAACACCATGTGGGTAGCGTATAAAAAATATCTTGAAGATGGGTATGTGCGATATATCAATGATGCCGCCTCTGATTTAGAAAAGAAATATCAAGACGATCCAGTGATCATGCAGTTTATTTGGTACCAAAAAGCATCATGGTCGGGACCAGTAGAGCAGATTAAGGAGTGGTCGTGATGAAAAAAAGAAAGAGGATGCAAAGCAGGTAAAGGCAGACGATGCAAAGATCTGCTACCTGTGCGGTGAGCTGATTGTCGGAGATTATGAATATGTTCGTACAAAACGTCGGACAGAGATGTATTTCCACAAAGGCATGAAATGCAGAAAGGGAAAATGATGGACGAGACAAGAGAAACTAAAAGAAATGTAATCCGGAGTATCCGGAAAGGCTCTGTTCAGTGGAGCGAAGAAGACCGGCTTAAAGTTGCAACATTGCTTTTAAAGGCTGGGTATGCGGTAAAACTGAACAGACAGCCGATTCCAGGAAAAGCATCCGGAAAGACGCAGCAGATGGAATATGTGATTGAATACTGGGAGGAATAGGCGTGATAAAGAAGAAAGGCATGAACCCAGCGTTGGCACGAATGACGCAGATCCAGAAGGACAACATGCTGATCAGCTTAGGAAGATTTATTTTCCGATCGCAGAGTCCTGGAAGCTAATTCGGGAGTTCTGCGATGCGACAGGGACGCCCGTTGAGTGCTTCAAAGTGCACGAGCGGGCGCAGGATATATATGAGAGATCAGATAAGACGCAGTTCGCCACAGAGATTGTGTCAGCTACGGTGAATCTTATAGACCGTCTCATGAGAGAGAATGGAGGTACAGCAAAAGAATGGAGAAAGTAACGATTGATTATAATCGTCTCTGCCTAGAGTTGGAAAAACAGGGTAAGACAAAAGCAGATTTATCTAGGGACATGACGAAGAACAAGAACTTCGTCGGCTTGATGGAAAAGAATCCGGATCAGCCAGCGGAGGTAGAACGGCTTATGTGTCTGCTGCTCGGATTGGAACAGGGGAGTCTGATCAAGCAGGAGGAAGCAACTGGATCACAGGGAGAAATCAAGATACTGGAAAACCTGCACAAAGAAATGCGAGAAATCCATCAGGCTATTATAGAGTACGGGGAGCTTATCGAGAAAATTTGGAGTAAAGTTCATGCAAATACCCTTCAGCTTGAGAAAGTAAAGGAAGATGTTAAGGAATGTGCACAGGTGCTAAAGATGACCGATTACGACAAAGCAGTTCGTTTTTTGAAAGAGACATTGGCAGGCGGTCGGATCGATGGCGCGGAAGTATTGAGGATGGCAGATGCTACAGGGATCAAGAGAGCGGATCTCAATAAAGCAAAGAGAGATATCGGTGTAGACACAGCACAGACAGGATACGGTAAAAATCAAAAGATATGGTGGTTTTTATCTGAGTAAAAAAAAGAAAGGAGTCAGCCTCCGGCCGGGGCAATGGTATACCGGGCTTCTTGCGAGAGATGAAGAGAGATTTGATAATAGACTGCTTTGCCGGTGGAGGTGGGGCAAGCGTAGGAATTGAGATGGCGCTGGGGCGATCGGTCGATATTGCAATCAATCACGATCCGGATGCAATTCTGATGCATAAAACGAACCATCCGAATACATTACATCTGACAGAAGATATTTTTAGGGTGGATCTGAAAAAATATGTGAAAGGTCGGCATGTGGCTCTTATGTGGGCATCGCCGGACTGTACGAGCCATAGCAAGGCGAAAGGGGGGAAACCCCGTGAGAGAGGTCTAAGGATCCTTCCGTGGGCCGTGTATAAGCATACGAAGGCTATCCTACCGGATATAATCCTGATGGAAAACGTGGAAGAGATTCAACAGTGGGGCCCGCTTGACGCAGACGGACATCCGATCAAGGAGCGCCGCGGAGAGGATTATCAGAAGTTCATAACAGCCATGAAGTCTCTCGGATATGTATTTGACTGCCGGGAGCTTGTGGCAGCAGACTATGGAGCGCCTACAACACGGAAACGTTGGTACGCAATATTCCGGCGGGATGGTCGGGAGATTGTCTGGCCGGCACCGACACATTTCAAGGATAGAGAACCACACTGGAAGGCATGCGGAGATTACATAGACTGGTCTGATTTGGGACGGTCTATATTTGATAGACCGAAGCCACTGGCAGATGCGACTATGAAGCGAATTGCAAACGGAATTCGAAAATATATCATTGAAAATCCTGCACCATATATTGTAAAGGATGGGGGAAAACTGTTTGTTTCATATTTGGACAAGGCATATGGCGGAAATTATGCAGGCTGTGGGAGCGACTTGAGTAATCCGTGTAGTACTATAACAACTGTGGATCATAACCGACTTGTAACTGCATTTTTGATCCAATACCACGGAGAGACAAAGGCAGGAGAGTCCCGTGGGCAACTTCTGACGGAGCCAATAAAGACCATAGATACCAGCAATCGGTACGGACTCGTAACCGCATTTATTACAAAGTTCTATAAAAGCGGGATCGGACAGGAATGCGATGAACCGTTACACACCATTACAACATCGCCGGGGCATTTCGGACTGGTGAATGTAGTGTTGGATATTGAGGGGGAAAAGTATATCCTGAATGACATCTTCCTCAGGATGCTAAAACCGGAAGAACTGAAACTGATGCAGGGCTTTCCGAAGGATTACATCATTGACCGGGATTACAGGTGGAAATCATATCCGATTACAAAACAGGTGGCACGGATTGGGAACAGTGTTGTGCCGATTATGGCACAGAAACTGGTAGAAGCAAATTGCCCGTATCTGAAGGTTGGAGAACGGTTGCCGAACTTCCGAACAGAGGAAGAAGGGAGTGGGCAGATTAGGTTTGCTTAAGTCATTCACGAGTTGATCGAAAGGAGAGTGGAGATGAAAAATGAAACAAAAAGCATAGTAACGATCATTGAAGAGGTTTGTGAGGACGTTTGCGAAAACTACTGTGAGTACAGAAATACGATAGACGACTACGGTGAGTGTGATGTGCAACGAGAGAGCGGCGAATGTCCGTTAGATCGGTTGAATTAAGTTGATTTTAATGGAGAGGTAAAAATGGAAAGCGATGCGGGAAAAGACGAATCACGGAAACGAATGTACAGAAAGTGTTACGACGTAGAGAAACTGAAAAAATACGTGAATGAAGGAAAGTCGAACGTAGAAATAGCATATTTGTTAGACATATCAGTAGCAACGGTTATAGCTGGAGTGAAAGCGTATGGATTAAAAGGGATGCGGAAACGTGGCAGACCGAAAAAGGAGCTGATACATTGAGCAATACAAACGAACCTAGCGCTGCCGCGCTGATCCGGGCGCAGGGGCAGCAGATCCGGCGGGAGACAGCGTGGGAATATTTACAGAGACGATGTGGATTAAGGGGTGATGCGGGTGGAGATAACAAAGGAGCTACTCCAGGGATACCGGAGTAAAAAGGATGAGATCCTGGAGCTGGATTACATACTCAAAAACCGATGGAGAGATGAGGGGTTGATAGGGAATGACGTAATCTTTGATTACAGCAAGGGATATCCCATGCCACAGGGTGTGGTAGGATTCGACAAGGAGAAGTATGATCGCCTTCAGGACCGGGATCAGCGACGGAAGGAGCAGCTGGAGCAGGAATGTGTGGAGATAGAGGAATGGGTGGAAGCGATAACTGATAGCATTACAAGGCGGATCTTCAGGATGTCCTTCGTCGAGGGGAGAAAACAGAAGGCGGTTGCGAAAGCGGTACATTTAGATCAGAGCCGTGTGAGCAGAAGAATTGATGATTATTTAGAAAACGCATAGCACGCATAAAAAGCATATGTATAATAATACTAGAGCCAAAAGGCAAAGCGCCTGCGGCTCTTCCCCCTACTCTTGCATAAACCAAGTAAAGACGTCCTGCATTTGCGGGGCGTTTTTTGATTTAAAGAAATGCGTATAAAATGCGTATTTACTATTGACAATGGATATATTTATGCGTATAATATACGTATAAAGAGAAAGGAGCTTGCTTAATGAAACGTAGAGAATTAGTTAAGTTGCTTGAAGATAACGGGTGGTATATAAAGAGAAATGGTGGAAACCATGACATATATACGGATGGTCATAGGAGCGAACCCATTCCGAGACATCCAGATATCAACGAGAGACTTGCAAGAAACATTATTAAGAAGTTGGGACTGAAATAGTCCCACTTTCTTGAAGTTTTATTAAGTGAGAACGCGTTTATATGTGTGGAGGAGGAATCACAATGAAAGAAGGAAGAAGGGCATATCCTGTTGTAATATCGAAAGAAGATGATGGATTTTTCTATGTGGAGATCCCGGATTTTGATATTGCGACACAGGGAATGGATATTGCAGACGCAATGGAAATGGCAAGGGATGCAATCGGTCTCATGGGAATAGACTTGATGGATGAAGGAAAAGTACTTCCGGAACCCAATATTGCAGGAATTAATGCGGCAAAAGAAGATATTGTAACATTAGTTGATGTTGATTTTGTGGAATACAGAAGAAAGGTGGATAACAAAGCGGTAAAGAAAAATTGTACGATTCCATACTGGATGAATGTAGAAGCAGAAAAAGCTGGAATCAACTATTCAAAATTGCTTCAGGATGCGATTATGAGCGTTCTTGGAATAACAAAAAGTGCTAACTAATTCTCTAGTTATATAAATTGTGAATAGCACCCTTCGGGGTGCTTTTCTCATACATAATTCCATTTCCTGTGCACATACTATCCCCGAGGTGATGGTATGAACAAAAAGCAGCAGGAGCAGGAAAACAGACAGAAGAACTTGAATAAGTTCAACAGCATAACGGAAAAGGTAAAACCGGAGAATCAGAACCAGACACACAATGTCCGGTCTGAAGCGGTGGAGCCGAAGAACAGACAGGTATAAGGCATCCGAAAGGGTGCTTTTCTAATGCAAAATTTTAAGTAGAGGAAGGTGGTGACGTGGCGAATTATGAAAACATAAAAGATAAAGGATTTGATCATCGAACAACGGACGAACTACGGATTATTACATCAAAAGGAGGTAAAGCAAGCGGAGAAGCGAGGCGTCGGAAAGCAGATTTCCGGAAGACGCTGAACATGCTGCTTACTGCTGAAATAGATAGTGAAGAATGGAAGCCGGTTCTAGAGGCACTTGGTGTTGAGTGTACTTTAGAGTCAGCTCTTTTGATGGCGCAGATTAAAGAGGCGTTGGCTGGAGATACGAAGGCAGCCACCTTTGTTGCAAAATACTCTGGCCAGTCTTCTGAACCTGACGAGAACCGGTTGAACCGTGAAGCAGATACAGAGCTTAAGAAAGCACGCAAGCAGGCGGTTACTGGTGAAAATGAAACGGAAGAGGCTCTTGATAAACTGGATCAGATACTAAAAGAGGTGCGTGATAATGCAGTTAAGCAAGAAACAGAATGAGTATATTGTGAATGCGACGCATCGTTGGAATATTAAATCCGGAGCTGTGCGATCCGGAAAGTCTTATGTCGACACTGCGTTTGTGATTCCTTTCCGGATCAGAGAGCGTGCAGGCAAGCCAGGATTAAATGTGATTCTTGGCGTATCGAAAGAGTCTATCGAACGAAATGTTTTGCAGCCGATGCGAGAGATTTACACAGACAAGTTGATCGGAACGATTAACAACCGGAATGTAGCGCGGATCTGTGGAGAGGATGTTTACTGTCTAGGAGCAGAGAAAATTAGTCAGGTGGCAAAGATTCAAGGGGCATCCATTAAGTACTGCTACGGAGACGAGGTGGCAAAGTGGAACAAGGAAGTGTTCCAAATGTTGAAATCTCGTCTTGATAAACCATATTCCTGTTTTGATGGATCATGTAACCCGGAGCATCCTACACACTGGCTAAAAGAGTTTCTGGATAACATAGAGCTGGATATTTATTTGCAGAGATACACCATTTTTGACAATCCTTTCTTGCCAGAAGAATTTGTGCAGCAGCTCTGCAAAGAATACGAGGGTACAATCTATTATGATCGGCTTATACTAGGAATGTGGAAACGTGCAGAGGGGGCAATCTATAAGCGTTTTGCGGATAATCCGGATGCATACCGATGTGAAGTTGTGGAAGAGCTGAATCCGGATGCAGAAGTGAAGCAGTTCAGGAAGGAAGATATCACATCAATAGAGATTGGTTTAGACTTCGGTGGAAATCAGTCCGGTCATTCTTTTGTTGCCAGAGGATATACAGACAATTACAGAGATGTAATTGCACTAAAATCCCGTAGAATCATGGCAAAGGATGAAAATGAGGATATAGACAGCAATATGCTGGACAAGATGTTTTGCGACTTTGTTGGAGAAGTGATTGAAGAATATGGGGTTGTTATCCGACACGGAGATTATGTGGAATATTGCAATGTGGAAACCGTTTATTATGATAATGCGGAGACGGTTCTTGGAAATTCTATTCGGAACGCAGTGGAGAAACAGTATCCTTGGATATCGGTTCGTAAGGCAAAAAAAGCAACGATAAATGACAGAATCAGATGTACCGTCAAGCTCATGGGAGCAGGGCGGTTTTTTATTACAAAAGACTGCGAAAGCTTGAAGACGGCATTTTCGGATGCAGTTTGGAATAAGGATGTGAAAGATAAGGATGATCGCCTGGATGATGGCAGCACAGATATCGACAGTTTGGATGCGTTTGAATACACGATCGAGCGTGATATGAAATACCTGATTGAAGAGGTGGAAGATGTTTGAGGGATTAAAAAGATTTTGGAAAGGATTTATGCGTATGTTTGGATATACGACATTAAAACAGATCGTTGGTAAGGATATTACTCTTTCTGACAACATGATCAATGCCATAAACCAGTGGAAACAGATGCTGAATGGACAGGCAGACTGGATCACTGACAGTATTGTGTCTTTGGGCATAGAAGAGGGTATTTGTAGGGAATTTGCAGATTGTGTTTTGGTAGAGATGGAAACGAACCTTAGCAATGAGCGGCTGGACAAGATTTATCAGAAGAATATTTCAAGTCTGAATGAGAATCTACAGGAAGGTCTTGCACTTGGATCATTTGTCCTGAAACCGCTCGGAGAAGCTACTGCTGAATTTATATCTGCGGATAAGATCATTCCAATCAGCTTTGGAGATGATGGAAAACCGAATGATATAGCTTTTCTGACAGTGAAGAAAGTCGGAGATACGAATTACTTCACGCGGTTTGAAAGACATTATTTCATAAACGGAAATTTGACCATAGAGAATAAATGTTTTCATTCTCAGACAGCAAGTGATATCGGTCTTCCGTGTAGTTTGGAAGCAGTAGAAGAATGGTTGAACATCAATCCGGGACCTGTTACATATCCGGGAATGAATCGAATGGATTTTGGTTATTACCGGAATCCGATTAAAAATAAAGTTGACGGTTCGGCATGCGGTGTCTCTGTATACGATTCGGCAACAGATCTAATTAAAAAGGCGGACATCCAGGGGGCAAGGCTTGACTGGGAGTATGAATCTGGGGAACGCGCCATCCATGTCGATGGCAAAGCATTAAAACAGGATAAATCAACCGGAAGATTTGGAATGGCAAGGCTTAATAAAAGGCTTTACCGAGGTTTGAATTTGGAAGCAGGGAAAGACCAGGAGCTTCTGAAAGAGTATTCTCCGGAAATGCGAGACGAAGCCTTTAGGCGTGGACTTGAAGAGTATAAGCGAGAAATTGAATTTTCTGTTGGCTTGGCTTACGGAGATTTATCGGATGTGCAGGAAATCGCTAAGACAGCAACAGAGATAAAAGTATCAAAGAACCGGAAGTATAATCGGGTAACCGCAATTCAGAACAATTTGTATGATTGCCTGGAAGATTTTGCCGCAGGACTTGCCTTTTACAACAGCATGCTGAATTCCGGGTATGAGTTTTCCTGCAAATTCAACGATTCAATTCTGACCGATGAGGAAGCAGAACGGCAGCAGGACAGACAGGACGTGAGCATGGGCGTGATGTCGCATTTGGAATATCGGATGAAATGGTATAATGAGGACGAATCCACGGCGAAGAAGATGCTTCCGGAACAAAATCAAGTTATGGAGTAGGTGATCTGATTGAGAGAAGACTACAAGAAACAGTTGTCCGGTCAGATTGAAAAAAACTTTTCAGATCTGGAAATTCGGATCATGGAAGATATCGTTCGCAGGATAAGAAAAACTGGAGAAATCACAAGCACAGCGGACTGGCAGATTAACCGGCTAAAGATTCTGGGGTATTCATCTGAAGACATTGAAAATATGCTAAAAGAAGCGTTGGGTAAATCATATCCGGAGATGTTCGAGTTGTATGATAAAGTCATTGATTGGGAATATGTCCGGAATAAGGAAGTATACGAACAGGTTAATGCAGAATTTATTCCTTACGAAGAGAATGAGGAGCTGCAGCAGATTACAGAAGGATTAATCAGACAGAGTGGAGCTGAATTGCAAAATATCACAAAGTCTCTTGGTTTTTATCTGGATTATGGAACAGGGAAACCGGTATTGACTCCGTTGGCGCAAGTGTACCAGAAGTATTTGGATGCCGCCTGCATGGATATTGTATCTGGTGCATTTGATTACAATACGGTCTTAAGAAGAACTGTAACACATTTGACAAACAGTGGATTGCGGCAGATCGATTATGCATCCGGCAGGGCAAACAGAGTGGATGTGGCAGCACGCAGGGCAGTCATGACCGGGGTATCGCAGTTGTCTGGCAAGATATCTGAAATGAACGCTGAAAAGCTCGGAACGGAGCATTTCGAGGTGGAATGGCACGCCGGAGCTCGACCAACCCATGCGGTGTGGCAGGGGAGGGTTTACAGTAAAGAAGAGCTTACAACGGTGTGTGGACTTGGAAGTGTAACTGGATTGCTCGGCGCCAACTGCTATCACATGTACCATCCTTTTGTTCCGGGTATTTCCGTTCGGAACTGGACAGACGAGTGGCTGGAAGAGCAGAATCGCAAGGAAAACACGCCGAATACCTTTAACGGTAAAGAATACACTCTTTACGAAGCAAAGCAACGGCAGAGGCAGATGGAAACTTGTATGCGGGCGCAGCGTGAAAAGGTTGACCTTTTGAAGAAGGGCGGAGCTGATCCGGATGATATCATGATTGCAAGAGCCAAGTATCAAGGGCAGTTGAATGAGTATAGCCGGTTCTGTAAGAAGATGGGTCTGACAGAAGAAAGAGAGCGTATTTATTATGATATGCGTGGAAGAGTAGCAACAAATACGAAAAAGCAGAATCGTAAATATACGACAGATATGATTCGAAATGCGGATAGGGATTCAAAGCAGTATTACCGATACAGAAATATACTTGGAGATGATGTCGGCAGCCTTGCTGATTTCCGGCAGATGAAGTATAATGAACCTAAGAAATTTAGTGCATTGAAAAAGAAAGTCGATACATATTCTGATATCGATAAAAAGGAATGGTCTTCTGAGTTTAAACAGAAGTCAAAAGAAGCGTATGTAAGATTTGAAAAAGAAGGTATCTATTTGTCTGTTCACGCATTGAGCCGATTACCAAGATTGAATCAGCCAGGTCTGCCAGAGGTTTCGGAAGAAGTATTGATGAAATTTATTAATGGAATACCTAAATATACTGAGGGTGAAAATAAATTGGTTTACTTCGATGCGAAGCTTCAATTAGTGGCGATTAAGAATAAAATAACAGGCGATATAGTGTCCGTTGTAAGGCGTAAGAATCCTAAGGAGGTGTGGGAAAATGTTTAATAAAATTATGAATTACATCAAAGATTTTTTGGAAAATACACCTGATGACATCTATGATTTTTCGTGCGAGCTAGAAGGCTTGTTGATAGTGCACTATGATGAAATGCATGAAGAGCAGCCAAGGGCTACGGAAATACTGAATGATGAGACACCAGATGTATGTGCTTTGGGAGAACCTGGTATGAAGCCAGAAGAAATCGAAGATTTCAAAAGAAAATTAAAAATCGAATATGACAAGGCTATGAAAGCAGTCGTATAGATACCATTCATTCTTCGGAGTGAGTGGTATTTTTGTACCCATTTTTAAGAAAGGAAAGGTGAAAGGTTATGATGAAAGCAATGTTATCACAGCCGATGGCTGGAAAAACGGAAGAGGAAATCAAGGAGACACGAGAGAGAGCAATTCAAGTATTGCGGGAGAAAGGGTACGAGATTGTGAACACCCTTTTTACTGATGAGTGGTATAGCAAAGAAAGTATGGAAGAAAGAGGCGTGGTTCAGATTCCACTGTGTTTCCTGGCAAAGTCTTTGGAAAGCATGAGCTTATGCCATGCGGTATACTTCTGTAAAGGTTGGGAGAATACAAGAGGATGCAGGATTGAGCACGATGCAGCAGTTGCTTATGGGCTGGATGTGATTTATGAAAAATAGAAAGGAGGTGATCCGGTTATCTCCCGTTAAGACGCAGGGTAAAGCGTCTTATTTTATTGTCTTTTTCCGGCAGACGTAAAAGAACGGAAGAAAGGAGAGTGTAACATGAAGGCAGATTTTTTAAAAGGACTTGGATTGGAACAGGATGCCATTGATAAAATCATGGCGGAGAATGGAAAGGATGTTGCTGTGGAACAGGCAAAGACAACGAAAGCCGTAAGTGAGAGGGATAATTATAAAGACCAGCTTGCGACTGCAACGGAATCTTTGGAAAAGTTTAAGGATGTAGATCCGGCAGCCATGCAGAGTGAAATTGACAAGCTCAATCAGCAGTTAAAGGACAAGGATGCGGAGTATGCTGCCAAAGAAGCAGACCGTATTTTCTCTGATACCATCAAAGAAGCCATCAAGACAGCCGGAGGAAGAAACGAAAAGGCAGTCATGGCCATGCTTGATATAGATGCATTGAAAGCGTCTAAAAACCAGTCCGAGGATATTAAGAAGGCATTGGAAACCGTAAAGGAGTCCGATGCTTATTTATTCGGTTCTGATGAGCCGTTTAAAAATGCAGTGGGAGCAACCGGGGGCGGCGTCAATGTAGGCGGAGATAATCTGTCAGCAATCAGGGCGGCTATGGGACTTCCGGCAGAGAAATAATTTTTAGAAAGAAAGAGGTAAAGATATGGCAAATACAATCGCATTAAGAAAAGCATATTCTACTATGCTTGATGAAGTTTACAAACTGGCATCCCTTACAGCCGTTTTGGACGGACCGAACGAGCTCGTAAAAGAAGGTGCAAACGCGAATGAAATTTTAATTCCTAAAATGACGATGTCCGGTCTTGCAAATTATAATAAGCAGACGGGATATGTTGCAGGCGATGTGACACTTGAGTACGAGACTAAGAAGTGCACTTATGATCGTGGGCGTATGTTTACTGTGGACGCTATGGACAATATCGAATCGGCAGGTGTTGCCTTCGGACGTCTTTCCGGAGAATTTTTGAGAACACAGGTAGTTCCAGAGCTGGATGCGTGGAGATTAGCTTCTTATGCCGGATATGCACCGTCTGCAAATAAGGTTGCGGAAGCGATTGCAGACGCGAAAGCTGGAATTGCAGCGATTAGAAAAGGAAAAACCGTTATTAAAAATGAGGAAGCAAAGCCGGAAACTTGTTATTTGTACATTTCCGCGCAGCTTAAAGGGGACATCGAGGATCTTGACACCACAGCATCAAAGAAGGTGCTTGATGGTTGGGCAGGTGTTATCGAGGTACCAGAAGGGCGTTTTTATGACAAAGTGACTCTTACGGCATCTGGAGCGGGAGGATTTACAACAACAGGTGGTAAAAAAATTGATTTCCTGATTGTTGACAAGAATGCAGTAATCCAGAATCAGAAACACACGGTATCTAAGATTATTACGCCGGATGCGAATCAGGATGCGGATGCCTGGAAGTTTGGGTATCGTACCGTGGGTATCGCAGAAGCGAAAGATAATAAGAAAGTGGCAATCTATGTACATACTGCGGCGGCATAAGAATGGGAGGATCGTATGCAGGAAGTGGTATACAATTATTATACGGATCATTACGGAGGATGTATGATCCCGGAAAATGAATTCCCATGTGTGATCCGAAAAGCGGAAGCATACATGAATCTGTTTGCAACAGATGGATGGAAAGAATCACCCTTTGAAAACCTTGTAAAAAATTGTCTCTGTGATATGGCAGAGGCAATTTACAATGTTGAGAAACAATATGCGGAAGGAATCAAAAAAACAGAAAACACAGACGGTTATTCGGTTACGTGGGCAACAGAAATTACAGAAGGGCAGGATCAGGAAACTACGATCCGAACGAAACTGTACCGAATTGCCGAGTGCTGCCTGATGCATACAGGATTACTGTATTTGGGGGTGTGATAATGTTAACAAATGCAGAAATCACGATTTTTAACAGGCGTTCAGATAAAGACTCGAAAAAATTTGTATATATTCCGCATTATATATCAGATGTCTGGTTTCACACGGATCAGAAAACTTCGGTGATGACAGGAGGCTTGACTAGCGCAGATTCTTATCAGGTCAGGATTCCATATGAGGAATGCTCTGGATGGATATCGCCGGAAGAGTTTACAGCGTTGACGGATCTGCTTGGCAGATGGACGGTTCAAAATGGGGATTTGTTTATTGTGGGGCGGTGGTGTGGAAACTTTAAGGTTTCCGGCATTGATGAGATAAAGAAAGAATTCTCGGGGATTGTAGGTAAAGTGCTAAGTCATTCCGAGAATTTTTTTGGTGCATCTAAACATATTCGGATAGGGGGAGGATCATGATGGCGAGGATTCGATTACAGATCGATTCGACGGATCGGATACTTTTAAAAAGGAGTCTGAACAAGAACGGGGAAGGACAGAGGTTCTTTACCCATGAAGTACGCAGATTATCCGATCCATACGTTCCGAAACGATCCGGTAAGTTAAAGAATACGGCGGTAGAAACAAAAACAAGCATTACCTACAACACTCCTTATGCGAGGAGACAGTATTACGAACATAAAGGTGATGGGTTGCGTGGATCACACTGGACAGAGCGGATGTGGGCAGACCGAGGCAAGGAAATTGTCCGGTCGGTAGCTGCTTTTTGTGGAGGTAAGACAAAATGAGCGTAGCGGTAAAGGTAAAGGAATTTATAGAAACCTGCCCTTTTTTGAAAGAATTTGAGCAGGCAACATTCCCAGTAGTGAATATGGATGTACTCGAAGATCAACCAACGATGTACAGCATTGAAGAAACTCCGGCAGACCCGATCGTAAAGAGGTATGCAAATGGAGATTCCGTGAGGCAGTATGTATTTTCACTGTGCTCCAGAGAACTGTATGGACCGGCAGAAAATGAGGACACTGCGAAGTTTTATGAGAAATTCTCTGACTGGCTGGAGGACTGCACAAGAGAGGGAATTCTTCCGGTATTATCCGGTCAGTTACAGAGTAAATCAATCAGGGCAACAACAAACGGTTATCTATACGATAATAAGGGAACAAGTTGCCAATACAGGATACAATGTCAATTTATTTATTTTAAACGGAGGTAGAACAATGGGTAGTAGCGAAGTGACTCGTGTGATGGCAGCAGCTGTTACAGCAGGAACAAAAGGTGGAGTAGAACAGAGATATCAGCAGCCGGATTATATTGATGTGAGTGGGGGGACTGGGTCTCCGCAGTATGAACTGCTTGGTTTTGGAGTAACGCAGTTGGATAATTCTCCAGCGGCGAAGACATCTTCTAAAAGATACGTGAATCAGAAGTCAGCAACGCAGTCCATAGGATCTTATGAATGGACAGCACCATTGGAATTTGACTTGATCCGTTCGGAAAAAGCAATCGCCTTTATTGTAGATATCGGAGAGAATGAGAAAACCGGAGCAGAAGCAGAAACACTGTATGTGAAAGTCTATATGAACAAACCGGTTGCTGATAAACAGAATACATTCGAAGCAAAGCGTAGAAGAGTGGCAATCGAAGTTGCTGACTTTTCAGACAATGACGGAGAGATTCAGGGTTCTGGAAATCTTCTCGCTGTATCTGACTGGGTAGAGGGATCGTTCGACACAACGACAAAGACATTCACGGAAAAAGGCGCTGCGGCGTAATTTTGAGATGATCTGAGAAAGGAGATATGCGAGATGCAGATTCATGGAGTAGAGCTGGATTTTCATTTATACGATGAAGATAAGGCAGATGTGAAAAAACGATATTTTGAAGAACTGAAGAAAATGGGTGAAATCAAAAAAGAAATGCCGGCAGGTACTGAGGTAGAAAAAAACAGGTATCTCTGCAGCAGGATCAAGGGTATGTTTGACAATGTATTCGGTGAAGGTACTGGGGAATCGGTATGTGGAGAAGGAAATGATCTGCTCATGCACTTGGATGCTTATGGGCAGCTTGTCACGGAGCAGATTCGACAAAATGAAGTTTATGAAAGAGTGATGGATTCACTGAAGAAGGTCGGCAAGTTTCCGGCTCTGAGATCATGAGCATCTTAACAGATTCTTTCCCGGAGAGTGTAACAGTGAGCGGTGTGGAATATCCGATACATGCGGATTTCCACACTGTTTTACGTTGCTTTGAAATACAGGGAAGAAAAGCGGAACTGTCAGAGGATGATCTTCTTTTCATGCTGAGATTGTTTTACAACGTAAAGCGGATGACCGTAACGGAAGAGCATATCGATCGGATGTTCTGGTTCTTTTCGTGCGGAAGGGAAAAGGAGAAAAAGAAATTTCCGAGGAAGATTGCAGGGATCAATGACAAGCAGCCGTTTGACTTTGAGGAAGACGCAGATCTGATCTATGCGGGATTTATGCAGCAGTACGGAATCGATCTACAGGAATCCAGTATGCACTGGTGGAAGTTTATGATTCTGCTGGAAAACCTCGGAAACGGTACGAGGTTGCAAAAGGTGATGGAGTACCGGACGATCGACACAGGGAATAAGAATTTATCCAAAACCGAACAGGAATTTTACCGGGCGATGCAGAGGTATTATGGATTAGAGCCAAAACTTCCACCGATGAGCGAAAAGGAAAGATTGATCGAAGAAGCGCTGATTCACGGAGGAGACGTGAGCAAATTGTTAGGCAGGTGATGAAATGGCAGACGGAAAAGTTGTAATCGAAACCGATTTGGATTCGTCAGGGATAGAAAAAGGACTCACAAATCTTGAGAAAGTCGCAACTAAAGGATTAAAAGTAGCAGCCGCCGCAATAACAGGAACAGCGACGGCACTTGCCGGAGTCGCGACTGCGGCAGCCAAAACCGGCGCTGATTTTGAGTCGCAGATGTCGCGTGTAAAAGCAATTTCCGGTGCTACAGGAGAAGAATTTGAAAAGTTAAAGGCACAAGCGATCGAGCTTGGCGCAGAAACATCGTTTTCGGCATCACAGGCGGCAGAAGGGATGGAAAACCTTGCGGCGGCAGGATTTACGACAACGGAAACAATGGAGGCAATGCCGGGGCTTCTTGACTTGGCAGCGGCATCAGGAGAGGACTTGGCAAGTAGTTCTGACATTGCAACGTCCGCCCTGCGAGGTTTCGGCATGGAGGCTTCAGAAGCGGGGCACGTGGCAGACGTCCTTGCGGAAAATGCGAACCGGACAAATTCCTCTGTGGCAGAAACCGGAGAGGCGATGAAGTATGTAGCGCCTCTTGCACGGTCGGCAGGACTATCTTTTGAGGAGACAGCAGCGGCAATCGGTATTATGGCGAATGCCGGCATACAGGGAAGTCAAGCCGGAACAACGCTCCGCGGAGCAATTTCAAGATTGTCTAAGCCGACAGATGATATGCAGAACGCTATGGATGACCTAGGTATTTCTTTCTATGATGCAGATGGGAAAATGAAATCCTTGTCTGATCAGGTTGGAATGCTTCGGAATGCAATGGCCGGAATGACGGACGAGCAGAAGAATAATTACCTTGTTACTCTTTATGGGCAGGAATCGCTTTCGGGAATGTTGGCGTTGATCAATGAGGGCGAAGGTAAGATCAATGAACTGACAGCGTCTTATCGAACCTGTGACGGATCAGCGAAAGCTGCGGCTGAAACGATGCAGGATAACTTAAAAGGAGCGGTGGAGCAGCTTGGCGGATCAGCGGAAAGTCTTGCGATCGTCTTCTACGAAAAGGTGTCAGGAGGCTTAAAAGAGGCAGCACAAAGTGCAACAGAAAGTGTAAATAACATTACAGACGCATTGACAGACGGAGGAATTGCAGCGGCTGTGAATGTGGCGGGAAATGAATTTGCCGATCTTGCAGTAGCAGCGGCATCACATGCCCCGGAAATGATCGATGCGGCGGTTAGCTTTATCGAGTCGTTTGCATCCGGTATCGTAAACAATAAAGGAAAATTGCTTGGAGCTGCCGGGGATGTAGCAGACGCGCTGGCCAGTGGTTTGGCGGAGTTGCTTCCGAACAGTTTACGAAAACCGGCGGAAAAGGCGATTGATGCACTTTCCGAATCGTTGGAATCAGGCGGGTTAAAAAAAGCCGGGAAAACGGCTGTAAATACGTTAGAAAATGTAATCGATGTTGTTGGGAAACTGTCAGATGCTGCGCTTCCTCCGCTTACGAAAACCTTAGATTTTGCCGGAGATCACTTGGATTTGCTTGCCGCATCTGCAACAACAGCTTTTGTAGCATTTAAAGGCTATAAGGTATTGACAAGTGCAAATAAAGCAGCCAAAACTTTGGCAGCGACAGCGAAAATGTTGTCCGCGGCAGAAAAAGCGAATGCTCTTCAAGTTCTTGCAGCCTCCGGAGCACTGACAGCAAAAGAGATGATTGTTGGCGTGTGCACCGGAAAGATTAAACTTGCGACGGCGGCGCAGGCTGCTTGGAACGCCGTCATGAAGGCAAACCCGATCGGACTGCTCGTTACTGCAATCGGGGCTCTTGTTGCTGGAATCGGCGCGTATGCACTTACTCAGAAGCGCGCAGCATCTGCCACAGGAGAACTAACGGAGAATCAAAAAGAAAATATCGAAGCGTCTAAAGAAGCAATTAAAAACATTGAGGAAGAGGCAGCAGCACGTCAGAAAACGATTAACGCCAGCACAGTGGAAATAGATCAAGCTGAGTCCTTATGGAACGAGCTGACAAAAATCACCGATGAAAATGGGCGTGTAAAGGACGGTTATGAGGCAAGGGCGAATTATATCGCCGGTGAACTGTCGAGCGCGCTTGGAATGGAGATTGCCCTGACAGATGGGGTGATCGGTAATTATCAGCAGCTTACGGGATCAATCCATGATCTGATTGCCGCGAAAAAAGCACAGGCGGTTATGGATTCGATGGAAAGCGAATATGCACAGGCAATCCAAGAGCAGGCTGAAAATGTAGCAAAACTGGCGCAGTCCTACAATGATGTAAACCGACTCCAAGATGAGAAGCTTGCACTGGAAGCAGAGGCGGCAGAATTAGCGAAATCGACAAACTATGCGGATGCAAGCAGGTACGCTGAAATCAAAGATGAATTGCAGGGCGTCAATAATAAGCTGAAAGAACAAAAAGCGGCTTTCGATGTAAATCAAGCGGCTGTGAAAGATAATCAGAAAGTGATTGCTGATTACAACAAACTGACAGAGGCTGTTATGAGTGGCAGTACAGAGGAAATTAACAGCGCATTGGCGGAAATACAAAGCGGACTGGATACGACTTTGGATTCCGGGTCAAAAGCAGCTCTTGAACAGGCGCAGACAACTGGGGATTCTTTATTGTCGATCCTTACGGCGCAGGAGCAAGGGCTTGCAGAGGTGCAGCAGTCTACGATTGATAGTACTGCGGATGCGATGGGAGTTGCACTTAATACAATCGGATCATCTTCCGAAAATATGAAATCGTTGCTTGAAAGTGTCGGTGCAGATGGCGCACAGAAATTGCTTACCGCGATGAAAAATGCAGATCTTGAAGGGAACTTAAGCGAGGAAGCGAAAAGCGGAATGCAGGCGATGATCGCGGCAATCGAAAGCGAGGATGGAACACTTAAGTCAACCGGTAAGGATTCGGCGTCAAAATATGCGGAAGGAATGGAGAGCCAGTCGGATCGCGCAAAGACGGCAGGTAGAACAATCAACGACAGCGCAGATTCAGGGGCAAGGTCAAAGACAGGATATGATGCAGGATACGGGTTTGGTTCAGGATTTGTGTCCGGAATCCAAGCGTGGGTCGGTCAGGGGGTTGTGGCAGCCGCAAATTTGGCGGCACAAGCGTTAGAGTCTGCAAAAACAACGATCGACTCCAATTCCCCTTCAAAAGAAACGATGAAGCTCGGCAAGTATTTCGGGCAGGGTTTTGAGCTTGGAATTGCCGGTGAGAAAAAGCGTGTAGGAAATGCATCGAAGGAGCTTGCAAATGTAGCGCTGCAATCGCTTGATATGTCCAGTGTGACAGATCGGATGAGAGAAACGATGGCGTTGAATGCTGCGAGGGTAACAAGATCCTTTGGAATTGAAACAAACAGTATGATCTTAAATAAACACCAGGCGGAAATGATGCTGCACTTATCCGATACAGAAATAAATCGGCTTGCAAAAGCGGTTGGGAAATATACTGCAGCAGTAGTGCAGAAACAAAAGCCTGCGCCAATTTATTTGGGAACAGAGAGGATCGACAAGTCACTGCCGAAAGGAGCGATACCACGGATATGATAAAAGCATACTATGAAAATTCTAAAGGAGAAATACTGAATCTGCTGTCTTATCCATTTCTTACCGCAGAGGCTGATTGGTTTGACGCAGAATGGGAGGATGATGTCGGGGGATTTATCAGGACAGTGCAGCTTGATGTTTTTGGGAAGAATGAGGAGGATGTATCCCAAAATATGGAGCAGTTATATAGTGTTCTTGGTGCGGATGCCGAAGCTGGAAAATTTGGAAAGCTGTATGTGAATGATACATATCTCCCATGCAGGATCAAAGCGTCGAAGAAGGTCACTTGGAAGTCATTTACTGTAATCGAAACCGAACTGTCATTTACGGCAGAAAAGTTATCATGGGTGATGGTGGAAAGCAGGTCATTTTATCCGCAGACAGAAGCCAGTGCTTTAGAAGGCTTGAATTTTCCGTTTAATTTTCTTTTTGATTTTACGGACGCGCGAAAAGGAACTGCAGTATGGGAAGTTGATCATATCGGATCAAACGATTATCAGATGATAGTGTATGGTCCGTGTTTGAATCCACGTATCTTAATTAATGAGCAAATTATTGAAGTTTTTGTGACGCTCGAAAAGGAAGAGTATATGATTATCGATAGCCGCGATTATACTGTGCAGAAATATCTCGTGAATGGAACAGTTCAAAACCTGTTTCATGATCGAGCTTTGGGAAAATCAATTTTTGAACAACTTCCGTCTGGTTTACTGAAGATCAACTGGTCGGGGGAATTCGGATTTGATCTTACTCTGTTCTTGGAGAGGAGGGAAGCAAAATGGTAATACTGGCTGATCAGGAGTTGCGGGAACTTGGTGTGATAAAAGATTCCAACATAACAGTAGATCTTAATGGCGACAGGACATTTTCTGTACAGATTGCCCGGAGTAACTGGCGTGAGGAACTTACATTTTCCAGTCTTATCTACATTATGGGTACTGAATACGGCGGGATCATCGGCGAGATCCTGACAGATACCACGCTAGACTACGTGGAGGCGAAAGGTTTGTCTTGGCGGGGACGTCTCGCAAAGAAGATCATAGAGCCACCTGTCGGATCAGACTATAAGACCGTATCCGGCGAACTGCATACAGTCATGAAAGAACTGATAGAGCCCGAATTTGACGGGCTCTTTGTTGTGTCACAGGAAGATACCGGGGTGACTGTCAGCAATTATCAGTTTGATCGATACTGCACCTTATACGATGGTATTGTGAAGATGTTGAAAAGCAAAGGGTACCGGTTGCAATTATCATTCCGCCGGGAACAGAACGAGCTGGGATATCTCTATATTGAAGCAGTTCCGATCGTGGATTACTCGAACCGAGTCGAGCTGTCCAAAGACTGCAAGCTTAACTATACGATGGATGATAAGCGCGATGGCGTGAATCACCTGATCGTGACAGGAAAAGGAGAATTACAGGACCGAAATATCCTGCATCTGTATGTACAGGAGAATGGTGAGATCGGGACGAAGAAGCATTACACCGGACTCCAGGAGATTGCAGAAGTTTATGAAAATACTTCGACAGAAACGGATGAGCTTATGTCCGCCGCAGAAGATCGGCTTCGATCCTTGGCAGGGAAGAAGACGTTCAAAATGGATGTCGCAAAACTCGGGATAGATGTGGGTATCGGTGATATTGTAGGCGGCAGGGATTATCTGACAGGATTATATATGGCGAAACCGGTGGAAAATATCGTTTACGAGATTATAAACGACGTTGAGTCAAAAACATATAAATTGGAAGGAGACGGCGAAGAATGAAAATAATGACAGGAAAAGCAGGAACACCACATGTTACCGCGCAGCAGTTTCGACAGTTCGTGGAGGGCACTGTGGGGCAGGAAAGTTATATTTTGACAAGCGGGGATCTCTTAGAGCCGGAACTTGTATCGAACAACAGCCTCAAAATCCGAAGCGGAATTATGAGTCACCACGGTAATTTATCTACGGTGGATTTAGGTACATACGACACAGTTACAATCAGAAATGGATCACAGGGAATGAAGCGAATTGATCTCGTTGTGAACAGGTATACCAAAAACAATGAGACCGGGATTGAGAAAAATGAGTGGATTGTAATTATGGGAAATCCGACATCAGGATCCCCGTCAGTGCCGACATATACGCAAGGAAATTTACAGGAGGGGGATCTCGTTGACGATTGTCCGGTGTTTGAAGTGCACTTGAGCGGGATTAATGTAACAGATGTAAAGAAGATGTTAAAGGTTGTGCCATCAATCCCTACGATAAATAAAGATTTGTCGGAGTTACAGTTGTATCACGATAAAAAGACGCTCACACCGACTGATCTCGGATTGAACACTGGGATTTGGAAAGTAATAGCAAACAACTCTTACAAGATTGGTAACGCAATACATCTGAATATGGAAATCTACACAACCTCTATAATTGTTGCAAATAATGTGTACAACAATGCTTTTACGATACCGTCACAGTACCGACCGTTAATTGATACTGCTGTCAATGTAACTGCATCAGATGGAGCGTATAAAAATCCAGTTGCCTGTACCTCTTTAGCAAAAGCAAACGGCAATCTGTTTTTCTGCATCCCAAAAGCTACAAATAATTACCTTTTTATCGACGCTGAGTGGGAGTGTGCTTGATAATTAATTACTTTTTGGTGTATTTAATTGTAACGCATCTTTCCTATTGCGTATTCCAATCGGAGTCAGAAAACAGATCTTTTAGAAAGGAATGATAACATGAAACTTATTTTTAATGATGCAACTGATATGCCGATACAGTCATATGAAAAAATCGGTGGTGCGGTGCGATTCTTGACAATCGGAATTGCGCCGGAAAAGCTGAAAGAAATCTTTGAGGATGCAACAAAAACAAAGGTGATGAACGTCACAGAACGTGGGCAGATCATAGATACCTTGGAAAATTACACGGGATACGATCATACTGAGATATATCCGGGTGGAATTTATGGAGTTGTAAATAATAAAGCCGGTCTGTCAACAGAGGAGCGATTGGATGACATGGGGATTAAGTTGGAAACAGCGAAGCAGGACATAGAAGCACTGAAGGAAAACGGTGGCAACGGTGGAGCACCGGGAACGTATGCGTCTGTCTTTGCGATGGCTAAAATATCTGCAGAGAAAATTACAGATGATGAGCAGGCTCTTAAGGTAGCAGATCTGTACGATTTATGGAGCGGCGATGGAGTAGCCTACAAGACTGGAAAGTATATTACTTACCAAGATGCGCTATATAAGGTACTCCAAAACCATACATCTCAAGCGGACTGGGCGCCGGACACCGCCTCAAGTTTATATGCTAAGGTGCTTACAGATCCGACCGGAAAAGTATTGCCGTGGGAGCAGCCAAACAGCACAAACCCATACAAAAAAGGTGATAGGGTAACACATAAAGGGAAAACGTGGGAGTCTCTTGTAGACAGCAATGTGTGGGAACCGGGTGCAGTTGGATCCGAGAGTCTCTGGAAAGAAGTTGCATAACGAGAAAGGAAAGTGAGGAATATGAAAATGAATTATGCAGAAGCAATTATTGACGGATACAATGCGATTGCAGGAGCGATTGTGGCGGTGTTGTCCTACATATTAGGAGAGCACTGGATTTTATTCGCTGCTTTTTTGCTGCTTAATGTAGCAGACTGGATAACCGGATGGATGAAGAGCAAGATGGCCAACAAAGAAAATTCTGTCAGGGGTTGGAAAGGCGTCCTTAAGAAGCTGGGGTATTGGCTTATGATTATGGTTGCGTTTGGAGCATCGGCAATCTTTATTGAGATCGGGAAGGCAATCGGCGTAGATTTAGGGATCACTACATTGCTTGGATGGTTCGTACTGGCCAGCTTGCTTATAAATGAGATTCGCTCGATTTTGGAAAATTTCGTAGAAGCTGGATTTAACGTGCCGATTATATTGATTAAAGGTTTAGAGGTTGCAGACAAGGTCGTAAATAAAGATGGAGATTCAGAGGGCGAGTGATCGTCCTCTTTTTAATTCCATAGGTAGGATGGAAAAATTTTGAAAAACCTCTTGAACTTTACGCGTAACAATGGTATATTACATGTAACGCGTAACGAAAAGAGGTGAGAATAATCGCGGAGAAAAGTAGAGCCGATTACATGAAAGCCAGAAGAGAAAAACAAAAAACGTTTAGCGTAGCTGTGGAAAAAGAAAAAATGTTGAAATTTGAACAAAGATTATCTGAACAGAAAAAGACGAAATCAGAATGGCTTAATGAAAAAATCGACGAAGAACTAAAAAAATAAGAAGTACTCGCAATCCTACCAAGACAACCGAGTACTTCAACTAAGAAGTTTCCTTCTGTAAATATTATAATGCAGAATGAGGCTTCTTTCAAGAACGAATTTGAAAGGAGTTTTTATTATGAATGAGTTGATGATTTTTGAAGGACATGAAGTAGAAGCGTTTGAACTGAATGGAGAAGTTTTATTTAATCCTTATCACGTTGGCGCGTGTTTAGATATGGCAATGAGCACAGTCAAAGACCACATGAGTAAAATGAATAAAAAGCAAGTTATCAAGGTGAAAAATTCAGATGTCGGTTTAACCGACTTCCGAAAATTGAATAACGCGGGTGAGAATTTTCTCACAGAAAGTGGAGTATATAAGTTGGTATTTAAGAGTCGTAAACCCGATGCAGAAAAATTTACAGACTGGGTTACAGACGAGGTTCTTCCAACCCTCCGTAAAACAGGATATTATGAAGTGCCAAAGAAGAAAGAAGACAAGAAGGAAAAACTTCCATCAGTAAATCAAATGGTAAAGAACATCAAAGGTGCTCTTCATGATGCAGGGGTAGATTCCAAGTACATAGCAGCAGAGATTGTTCGCATTTATTCAGATAATGGTTATCCAGTTAAAGTTCCAGTACTTTCCGATGTACCTAAGTTGTGGGATTGTACTACAATGGCAAAAGAACTCGGTATTTTCTCTGAGAGTGGAAGACCACATGATAAAGCCATGAGCGCAATCATTCAGAAGCTGGATGTTTTCACAGAAGAGATTGTAAAAACTGCTTATAGTAGAAATGGGCATGATGGTGTCACAGTGCAGTACAAGGATTCTGTATTACAAAAAGCAAAGGAATGGCTTGAAGAGAACGGTTATCCTACTATGATTGAGTATCGGCTATCAAATGGTAATATCAATAAATGCAAAGTTGTGTATCAGGAGGTGGCGTAAGATGGGAGCGTCAATAAAAATAATCAATGCAGAATACGGTATTGCGTCCTGTTCCAAAGAAGATATTCCATTATACATTTTAAAGTATTGTAAGGCGGAAAAGGTGAATATTTTTTATTTACATCAGAGAGATTTGCTTGTATTAAATGAAGGCAATCCGAATTTTGAGATATTGAAGGAATCGACATTATTATATTTGGAATTAGATAATCGGGATAGAAGTAAGATAACTGATGAATCTATGAAAATGGGAATGAGATTTTTTACATTTTTAAACGAGATTATTCGTATTAGAAAAAAATTGTGCGAAAAAAGAAGATGGCTTAAAACAGCATAACGATAATCAGAACATCTATCAGAAATGGTAGGTGTTCTTTTTATACAAAAAATATTTTTTGCACCGGTGCAAATGCCGGAAGAAAGGAGAAGAACATGAGTATTTGTAGAGGAGTAGCAGGACTTAGAGGTGGAAATCCGAGAGGAATTTTTATTCACAACGATGCAGGATCACAAAATGCAAACGCAGCGTTTTACAAAAAATGGCTGCAAACGCATCCGCTGGAAAATGGATTTGCGCATGCCTATGTAGCTAGTGACGGGATCTTGTATGCGGAAGATGATGCCTACGCAGCATGGCACTGCGGGCAGACAGACGGAAACCGGAACTATTATTCGATCGAGGTCTGTCAGAGTATGGGGGATTTGGAAATCTTTAAGAAAAATGAAGAGAATGCGTTGAAGCTGGCGGCGCAGAAGTGTAAGCAGTACGGTATCGTTCCAAACACGAATACAATCCGGCTGCACAAGGAGGTATTCGCGACAGCGTGCCCGCACAGATCTGTAGAGATTCATGGGGGCACATCTGGCTGTAAAACATATTTTATTAATAAAATCCGTGAGTATATGGGAATGGACAAGCTGCCGGATGTTCCGGTTGTCAGTGGAGGCGGAAGCAGTGCAGCATCCGGCGATCCCGGCATTGTGTTTACTTATGGCGTTATGTTGACCGACGGAACAATCCTGCCCTTTGTGAATAACCTGTCTGATTTTGCAGGACTTCCGGGTCGTACAATCGCCGGTATCGCGATAAAGGTTAATAAAGGTACTGTAAAATACCGCGTCCATGTAAAGGGCAAGGGATGGTTACCTTACGTAACCGGATGTAACTGGTCTGATGCAAACAACGGCTATGCTGGATATCCGGGAGCTGTGATCGATGCCGTAGAGGTATATTACGATACTCCGGCGGACATTGTTGCAAAATACGGTTATCAAAAAGCACAGTACAGAGTTGCTCCGATCGGCGGCGGTTACTATCCGTGGCAGTTCGATAACGAAGTGGGAAAGGGTCAGGACGGATATGCCGGATGTTTCGGCGTTGCGTTTGACAAATTTCAACTATACTAAAAACATTCCCCGGAGGATCAGCTCCGGGGTGAAATATTGCATCATCTTTGTTGTTTTTTTTTTGTGTTGCATTTCGTGTTGCATAGTTCTACAAAATGTTGTAAAACTGAATAAAACAATATACAAAGCATAGGTAAGGGACACTGAAAAAACCTTATAAAATGGGCATTTGTATAGCCTGTTACTCAAATAGATATCACACTATACAATATCGAATCGGGTTCGATTCCTGTCATCCGCAGTACAAAAGCCTAGTTTTACTGGGCTTTTTTAATTTCGTGTTGCATACCGTGTTGCATATTTTCAAAATAATCGTTTGCCCTTGCATCCATATCACTTGTTTTGTCTACCATTGCATGTCTGTAAACTTCTTTCAAAACTCTGTCACTTCCCCATCCTCCACGTTGCATAATATACGCATCAGGTATGCCTATCGCGTGTTGGACGCTTGCGCAGTAGTGCCTAAGATCATGAAAACGGAAATGAGGTATGCCGGTACGTTTCAGAATATCCCGAAACCGATCCGTGATCATGGAAGGGTTTAGGCTTGTTATTCGTCCGTTTTTGCTTAATTTACTTAAGACGAAATCCGGAAATCTGATATACCTGTCTCCTGAATAGGATTTCGGGGATTTTATTACCCAATTACGCTCAGAATCCAAAACCATCGATTTACTTACATGGACAACCCCATCTTTTATATCAGATGAATCTAGAGCGCATATCTCACCGCGCCTCATAGGTCCGAATGCGGCAAGGAGGATAGGAATCTCCATCTCATCATTTTTTACATACTCTATCAGTTTCTTTATTTCTTCATCAGACGGAATATACAGCTCGGGGCGTACTTTTTTAGGGAGAGTAGTATTAAGCTGTAAGTCTGGGCGACACACACCTAAAACAGCCGACAGTAATCCGTGGATATTCCTAACGGTTTTTGGAGATTTTCCGGAAGCCTCCTCATTTATTGCAATTTGGATCATGTCACAGGTGATATCTTTTAGTTTTAATGGCATAAGTGTAGGGAGATTGCGTTCACGCTGCCGTTTATATTCTCTGATTGTAGCAGGAGACAATGTCTTATTTTTGCTCTCGATATATCGGTCGTAGGCAACTCCTAGCGTAATATTTTCCACGGTGACTCCGGCATCTTTATTAGCCGCCCATTCAGCCGCTATCTGCTCACATTTTCGCTTTCCTCTAGCTGTTGGGTCGTCACAGGTAAAAGATTCGTATATGCGCTTTTTCTTCACAGTACCATCTTTCTGACGAATATTCTCCGTATGGGAATAGACTAGGCATCTCCATGACCCTGATGGTAATTTTTTTGCTGTTGCCATAAAATCATCTTCCTTTCTTTTTCGGTATAAAAATAACAGCCAGCATGGAACGAGTGTTCCGGCTTGCGTGACTGTTCCGAAGATGATACAATATTATTGGTCAAGATATAGCATCTCTTCGGAGAGCGTTACCGTCTCGGTGTTGGTAGCACCGGGGCGGTTTTTTATTTACTTTGATGTTTCATTTTTTGGCTGATGCGATATTGCTCGGCATCAGCCACATCGATGAACTCTACTGTTTTGTCAAAATTCTTTTTAACAACCTCTTTTATTTCGTCTAATGTAACATTGAAGAACTCTCGTCTTGTATTAACCATGTTAAGCTTTCTATCCTCAAACGCTTTATGTAACGCAGCTTCGAGAGCTGGCGCATCATCAGAGAATATCATAGCATGTACATCAAAGTTGAATGGCACGGATGCGTCACCAAGTTCATCAACTCGGTCTTGTGGATCAAGACGGCGCGTCATACCTATTTTGTATACATTCTCGCCAAAAGCGCCGATGTTTGAAATTATATATACATATCCAGCGCGCTGGTTTGCTTCTCTGTAATCAATATCTTTCATAGCTTTATCTATATCCTGAAGCTGAGTTTCGAGTTCGGATTTCTTCTGAATTAAATCAGCATCGTCAGGTGAGGATTCTAATTGTTTTAACAATTTTTCATAGGCCGTTTGATAGTGTGTCTGTTCTTTCTCTATTTTCTTTCGTTGAGCTTCGATTTCTTTTTGAAGTTTTGCAGCTTCCCGCATTTCGGCGCGAGCGGCTTTCTGAGCTTCCTTTTCTTCCTGTTTCTTTTGCTGGTACTCAAACGCTAGTTTCAGCTCTTCAATCTTCAAATTCAGATACGGGCGATTTATGGATATTCCCATTATTGTACCAAGTTTGGAAATGGTTTCCGCAGATTTATTTATCCGGTTTAAAGAAGCATCAAAGTTAGTATATTTTACTTTCCCGACAACTTCATCACATTCATTGTTAAACGCTCGTAATAATAATTTTTGTGTGTCGGAAACCATTTTCTTTCCTTTCGAAGCACTACCATTAACCTGCCATGAAGTAAAGCCAGATACAGCAGTTTTATTCTTTATCATCGCTTTTTGCTTTGCCCTTATTTCGGATAGCTTTTCTTTATACTCCAGTGCATTTGCGAAATCATAATGCGGTTTATATAGTCCGAATTCCTGAACCAATATCTCTTCATCCACGGAAACAAGTTCTGTTTTCCTGTCAGAGATATGTCTTTCAATGTCTTCAAGTTGTGCATTTTTGGAGATTATAGTGTTATCACAATCTGAAATTGTCTGGTTGCGTTGCTGGATAATAGAGTCTAAATCTCTGATTTTGTTTTGTAAAGCAAAAGCATTTTGCATTTCCGGGGTTAATAATGATTGTAAATCTTCATATTTTTGTTGCAGCGTATCCAACTCAGATTTATACTGTTTTCCTTTAAATATATCTGTGAATCCCATAAGTTTCCCTTTCTTCTCTTGTATTTGTTCCGAGAAAACACCACATTAATTAAAATCTTTCAGCCGTAATTCTATTAGCTTCTTATTGTACCCGAATAGCCGTGAGAACTGTGTTGTAGAAAAATCTAAATGCTCCTCTATATCTGCATCGGAAAGCAATAGATTCATCGCAAATCGATCTGCCTCTATTTCGTACTTAGTAGTATTGAGTTGCGTCCGAGAGTCCATGAAGATTGCATTCGCTTTCTTGTGCAAGAACATGTGACCCAGCTCATGCCCGCAAACAAACAGTTTCTCTTTGTCGGATAATGATTCATCAATATAGATGATATTGTTACGCTGAAAGTACTGATAAAATCCTTTTACCCCGTGTAAGGGATAAAAGACAACTATTACATTGAGATGCTCGATTATCTCAAAGGGATTCCGTGATTTGTACTTTCTGACCAGAGAATCCACCAGCCGTTTAATATTCATAACATCAATCCTTTTTATACTTTTTCGGAGTGTATTTCTCCTTGTTCTTTTTCTTCGCCATTTCCATGCCAATCTGCATAGCTGACAGAATAGACTCAATCGCCTCTGGTGATGCCGGATCACCGTCAAACATGAGCCCATCCTGCTTAAGAAGTTGCTCAGTGTTGGCGAGAATCTCTTTTATGTCTTTTTCGTCTTTAGGTTTAAGCTTTGGCTCTTTTTCAGTTTCCTCCTTTCCTGTCATAAGATAGTCAATCGAAACGCCGAAGTAATCTGCAAGTTTTTTCATATTTTCTGATTTAGGCGTACTCCTTCCGCGTTTCCAGTCGCTTAGAGTGGACTGTGTCACTCCTGTCGCCTTTGCTACTTTGTATGCACTAACACCATACTTTTGTAGTAATTGCTCAAAAATCTCATACATTTTTTGTCCACCTTTCACAAACATGGGCAATACTATGAAAAACCGATAGCATTTAATTGACATTATCGAAAATGCATAGTATAGTATAAGCATGCAAAGGAAAACCGATAATCCAAATGCATACTACGGAAATGTTGAATTTATCTGACAAGTAAATACTATCACATTTCCGTAGTAATTACAACTGTTTATATACGGAAAGGCGGTGCAAAAGTGTACGAAAAATTTGCTGAATTATTGGATAAAACCAACAAGACAGCGTATCAGGTATCAAAAGATACAGGAATACCTCAATCAGTTTTATCTGATTGGAAACGCGGACGGAGTAACGTAAAAACTGACAAACTCAAAATCCTCGCCGACTACTTCGGAGTATCTATTGAGTACTTCCTAGAGTAGTGTAATAGGAAAGGTGTCCGATAAAAAGGACTTTGAACCAGAAGAGGAGGTGGATTAAATGCCGAAAGTAGAATTTCTTACAAGGCAGCAGAAAAGAGAACGTACAGTAGACGAGATTATCGACATATACCGAAAGCGGAAACACATCACAAAAAGTGATCTCGCAAAAAAGATCAATATGCCACGTTCTACTTTTAATGTGAAAGTAAGTAAGAATCAGGGAGAGATGAAATTGGAAGTGTTATGGGGTATCCTGGACGTTTTAGAAGTGCCGGCAGAGGAGCGGGCAAAAATTTTATTGTAAGAGGAAGGACAAGCATGGAAAAACAATTACCTGCGGTACGGAAGCTGGAACTGATCCCGATCGAGCGGAGAAATTTTCCGGAAGAGGATCACAAGCAGGAGAAAATTCAGCACAAAAGAAAAGAAAGAGACAGCGCTGCAAGAGGTCTGATCGCAGTAACGGTTGCCAGCATGATGTTAAACGCGGTGATGGCTATGATCATTTACATCTTGCAGGCAGGACCAATCTAAGGAGGTGAACAAAGAAATGGATGTAAAGGTAAAGAAAGATGCCGAAGAAGAAATGAACTGCATCTTAGATCTACTTGAAGAATGGTGTCTGAAATACGATCAGGATTATGCAAACGCGGTTGTACTTGTAAAACATGATCAGATCACATCGTGGGGAAGTATAGGCAATCACGAAGATTTTGACGTTTGCAGAATAAAAAAGCGCCCATAAATGAGGCGGCAACCTCTAGGACGCATAGTTAAAAAATCATTTTTATTATAACAGAAAGGGTGAAGAAAGTGAAGAAATTTGAATTAACAAATGAATTTATTACAAATATGTTCGGGACAAAGCTGTTCCGCATCCGTGCCCTTGTTGAGTTCGGCGATGTGGAAGCCGGAGAACTTGGCGGGTATGTGGAGAAGGAATCAAACCTTGGTCATGACGACAATGCGTGGGTGTACGGCAATGCGCGGGTGTACGGAGATGCACAGGTTTCCGGCGATGCGCGGGTGTACGGCAATGCGCGGGTGTACGGCAATGCGTGGGTGTACGGCAA